GAAGGTTTTTTTTGTGTACGGGTTGGAGGGTTTCGCGAAAACCCTGGGGGAAAATACCTTGATTTCGCGGGCGCGTTGGGATTAGCGTATTTTAGCTTTACAAATTCTGAAAATTTACGAATACGGAGTTAACGATGTCACCAGGTCCGCCCCCTAAAGATTCAAAGCTGCGCCAGCGTAGAAATCAAAAGTCCACCGCGGCGACTTTTACCGGTGTGAAACCGGTTAAGGGCATCCCGGCTCTGCCGGCGCGCCGGCGGAAGTGGCGCGAGGAAACGATTACCTGGTGGGAATCTGTGTGGACTTCTCCGATGGCACGAGAGGGTAAATACATCGATGCGGATCTGCCGCGGCTGTATATCATGGCGGATTTGACGGATGAGTACTGGCGGTTATCGGCGAAGGAGATCGGGAAGAAGAAGGAGCTGGCGAATGAGATCCGGCTGCAGGGCCAGTGCTTTGGCTTAACTCCGCTCGATCGCAGCCGCCTGGATTGGCATTTTGAGAAGGCCGATGACGCTAAAAATAAGGGACAAAAGCGGCGGAACGGTCCAATTAAGAACTACAATTTTGACCCAAGGAAGGCTCTCGAGGCTAAGAACTGATGACCGTATTAACCGTGCCGGACGACAAGGGAAAATTCTGGCCGAGCCTGGGCGGGCAGGTGTGCGATTTCATCGAGGAGAACCTGGTGTTTGGGCCGGGGGACCTGCGGGGGCAGCCGGCGAGGCTGGATAACGATACCCGCGCGCTGATCTGGCACTGGTACGAAGTTTATCCCAAGGAACACACGGTTGCGGGACGCCGGCGGTTTCAGCGGTGCGGGACGAGTTTGGCAAAGGGCCTGGCAAAGACGGAAAAAGCGGCCTGGATAGCAATAGTCGAGGGACACCCGGAAGCGCCGGTGAGGTGTTACGGGTTCGATAAAAAGGGTCATCCGCTGGGCGGGCCGGTTAAAGACCCGTATATCCCGGTAGTGGCTTATACCGTCGAGCAAAGCGATGAGCTTTGTTATGGCGCCATCAAGGCGATACTGGAGGAAAGCCCCATCGGGCGCGACTTCGACATCGGCCTCGAGCGGATCATGAGGAAAGACGGAGCCGGGAAGATAGTAAGCCTGGCAACATCTCCCCAGGGGCGTGACGGCGCCCGTACCACATTTGAAGTATTCGACGAGACCCACCGGATGGATAATGTCCGGCAGCTGCGCGCGCACGGTACGATGATCGCCAACCTGGCTAAACGCAAGGGAGCGGATCCGTGGGCGCTGGAAATCACCACGATGTTCGAGCCGGGGGCCGGGAGCGTAGCCGAGAAAACCATGGAATACGCCCAGGCAATTAAAGAGGGCCGGGTTAAAAATGCGCGGTTCTTCTTCTTCCACCGGCAGGCATCGGAGGAACATAAGCTGGATACGGAGGAGGACGTGAGGGAGGCGGTAATCGAAGCATCCGGAGAAGCGGCCGCCTGGCGGGATATCGACGGCATAGTTGAGTTATGGCGGGATCCCGCGATGGATAAAGCTTTCTTCGACCGGGTGTATTGCAATCGTCCGACAAAAGATTCGCTCAAGGCGTTCAACATCGAGGAGTGGAAACCCCTCGTCAAGGCAGACTATAAGGTCGCGGCAAAGGCCCTCATCACTCTGGGGTTCGACGGCGCGATGTTCGATGATGCGGTGGGGCTGGTAGGGACGGAAGTGGAAACGGGGTATGAGTTCGTCCTGGGAGCGTGGGAAAAGCCGTATGGGAAGTTACCCAATTATCAGCATCCGGTCGACGACATCGAGAATGTGATGGAGGCGGCGTTCGAGACATACGATGTGTGGAGGCTGTACGCGGACCCTCAATATTGGGAGGAGCATGTAGCGGGATGGGCGGGAAAGTACGGCAAGGAAAGAGTCATCGCCTGGTATACGAACCGGTGGAACCAGATGTGCTACGCTATCGAGGCTTACGATACGGCGATCAAGGCAAAAACGATAAGCCACGATGGGAACAAGGTTTTAGAACGTCACATCGCCAACGCTTTCAAAAAAGAACTGGCTAAACGGGATGACCAGGGGAAAAAGCTCTGGGTGATCCAGAAAGAACGCCATGACAGTGTTAACAAGATAGACTTGGCGATGAGCGGGATATTGAGCTGGAGGGCGCGGCTGGACGCGGTGGCGCTGGGGATTACAAAGCGGAGCGCGTATGAAGAGGAGGGGCTGACGATAGCATGAAAAAGATAAGAGAGACCCTGAAGAAAATATTTGGCGGCTGGGATTTTAACGATTTATTTGCACTGTCCGGAGCGGGTTTGGTTGGCTGGGGAGTATGGCGGATATACGCGCCGGCGGCGCTTATTTTAATTGGAGCCGGGCTGGTGTGGTGGGGGTTGATGGGTTCCAGAATAAAGCCCAGGAGTAAAAAATAATGGGCAAATTTACACGGGCGATAGAGAAACGGTATTCCTTGGCGGACCTCGACCGGGACATGGATGCGCTGGTTTACGGACAAGACACATTCACCGGCGTTAAGATATCCGAGCGGACGGCATTGAAATCGGTGCCTTATTTCCACGGCGTGCGCTTAATATCCGAGACATTCGGGATGGTGCCGCTGCCGTATTACAAGAGGGTACGGCGGGGGCTTAACAGTACCCGCGGCGGCAAGGAAAAGGCGGTGGAGGAAAACAATTACTGGCTGCTGCATGAAGAGCCTAACCCGGAGATGGACGCGATAGCGTTTAAAGCGGCGATGTGCGGGCAGGCAGTGGTATGGGGAGATAGTTACGCCGAAATAGATTGGGACATGGAAGCCGGGATGGCGAGGGCTTTGTGGCCTTTGGATGTATCCCGGATGAAGCCGGTGCGGAACTCGAAGACGCGGGAGCTGGAGTACGCCTATACGACCCCGGACAATATTACTCATGTGCTGCCGGCATGGAGAGTGTGGCACATGGCGGGATTCGGGTTTAACGGCATTACCGGTTTTAACAACGTCGAGCAATCGAGAGAGGCGCTGGGGCTGACCATGGCACTGGAAGAACACGCCGCGAGATTATTCGGCAACTCGGCGCGGCCAGACATCGTGCTGACCCATCCCAATCACCTCGAAAAACCGGCCAAGGACCATCTAAAACAGGGGTGGCAGGAAGCCTACGGCGGCCTTTCCAACGCGCACCGGACGGCAATACTGGACGAGGGTATCACGATAAAAGAGATTGGGTTGCCGCCACAGACGGCGCAGCAGCTCGAGCACCGGACATTCCAGATACAGGAAATCAGCCGAATGCTGAACGTGACGCCGCATAAACTGATGGAGCTTTCCCATGCCACATTTACGAACATCGAGCACCAGGACCTGGAGTTTTTGAAGTACACGATGGGGATATGGTTCCGGCGCGGTGAATCCGCCAGTAACCGGAAATTGATACTGCCGGCGGATAGAAGGCTGTTCTTCTACGAATTCCTCGAGGACGCTTTACTGCGTTCCGATAGTACAGCCCGGGCGAATTTCTACAGGGAGCTGTTCTACCTGGGTATGCTTTCCCCGAATGACGGGCGGGAAAAAGAGAATATGAACCCGATAGACGACCCGATGGCGGATGAATATTTTGTGCAGCGGAACATGATACCGCTGAAGATGGCGGATGATGTGAACGTGATTGCCGGTGGGCGGAATACAGACCGGCAGGGGGCCGCCGATAGAAACAGCCTGGCGGATATCACGGCGCGGATAGCGGCGCGGGAGAAATCCAATATCCAGAAGGCGGCGGCGCGGTATTCCAAAGAGGAGCTCAAGACGTGGCTGGGGGATTTTTACCGGGACTTTCCGGAATACATCAAAGCGCAGGTACGGCCGGTGCTGGGAGACAGGGCGGGGGCGGTGGAGGATTACGTTAAACGGTATGTGAAGAATTCCCAGGAGTTCATCGAGGGGGCGGAGGAAGGGAAGTTGGGGGAAGCGATGGCGGAGTGGGAGCAGATGAAGGGTGAGGAGATTTAACGATGTTGAAAGCCGGTAACTTAAAAATCGATTGTAAAATTATCCTCAAGTGGCTGCAGTTTCCACGAGCCCAAATACTCAAGGCTGAATATAATAATGAAGAAAATATCATCGTATTGACCTTGGCAGATGAAGAGATGCCGGAAGTGGAAAACATGAGCAATATCAAAACCGTCCTTCCTCATTACATAACGCATAACGACGGGAACGGCAACCATGTTTCCATCCGGCAACCTATTGAAAAATGTAACATATACGATTAATTAAAGATATTTCACATGGAATTATAGGGAAGGTTGGCCGAGTCTGGTTTAAGGCGGTTGTCTCGAAAACATCAGGGTGTAAAAGCCCCGGGGGTTCAAATCCCTCACCTTCCGCCAAATGGAATAGTGGCCGAGTGGTAAGGCGGCGGTTCGCTAAACCGTAATGGAGAAATCCATCGCAGGTTCAAATCCTGCCTATTCCGCCAATGAAAACCTTTAAAACCCCGGAAACGCCGGGGCTTTTTTATTTGGAGGATTGAGATGGATAACGTCAAAGAAAAAGAAATACCTCTGGCTGGAGATGTGCTGGGCAGGGAAATGACCTGCCGGACTTTCGATATGGATGCGCTGGAGGTACGGGTGGGGTCCAATGATAAAGAAAAACACCTGACGGGGCACGGGGCGGTTTATGACCGCTGGAGCGTCGACCTTGGCGGGTTTAAAGAGCTTTTTGAACAGGGGTCATTTACGGAATCGATAGGCAAGGATGATATCCGCAGCTTGCAGAATCATGACGCCCATTACATCCTGGGACGCACTAAAGCAGGCACACTGGCGCTGGAAGAGGACAAGAGGGGCGTGAAGTTCGATGTGACGTTGCCGGACACCAGTTACGCCAACGACCTATTGGTGAGCGTTGAGCGGCGGGATATAACGGGGTGTTCCATTATCTTCTCCGTTGACCCTAAAGATGAGCGGTGGTTTGTGGATGGGGAAGAGGTGGAGTGGCTGGATGCGCTGATGGCGATGTGGGATGAAAAGAAACATAAAGTCGAGCGGAGGATCAGCAAAGCCAGCATGTACGATATCGGGCCGGTAACGTTCCCGGCGTATCCGCAGACGGATGTGAAAGCCCGGGCAATCGAGATGATGACGGGTCTGGATTACGGGGCGCTGGGGGATGCGCTTTTAAAGAGCCGGCTGCGCCTGCCGCTGGACGAGAGAGAAATAAAACTGCTGGCGAGCGCCGGCGAGATGATAACCCGGAGCATCAAGATTAAAGAAAAACCCGCTGAACCCAAACCGGACGAGGTACCGGCCCGTGACGGGGCTGATATAAGCCTGGCGCGGCGGAAGCTGCTTTGGAAATCTTAAGTACTAAACTCTAAATCCTAAACGGGAAAAACGAAAAAGAAAACATTTTATGGGAGGAAAGAAATGGCAAAAGACATTCTCAAAATCATGGAATTCAGGAAACAGAAAAAGGCCCTCATAGACGAGGGCAACGCGATACTGACCAAGGCGGAAACAGACAAGCGGGCCACCAGCCCGGACGAACAAAAGCGCATCGACGCCATTGACGCCGAGATCCGGGCGGTAGAAACGCGGGAAGACAACTTCTGCAAGATGAACCGCATCAGCCCGGAAGAGCTGCGGACATTCGAGGCGCATAAGCCCAACCCGGCGGACGGTGGCAGCAACAAGCCGGCTAATCCCTTTGGGGACGGGATGCGTGGTCTTGGCGAGCAGCTCATGGCGGTAGCCAACCACTACATGGGACGCAGCACCGACCGGAGGCTCTTTGAAGTACGCGCCGCCACCGGCCTCAATGAAACCATCCCGAGCGAAGGCGGTTTCCTTTTACATCCGGACTTCTCCGCCGAGCTACTCAAGGACACCTACGATAACTCTGAAATTCTGAAACGCTGCCGGAAAATACCGATCAGTGGCCCGTCTAACAGTTTCTCCCAGAACATGATTGATGAAACAAGCCGGGCAACCGGTTCCCGTATGGGCGGCCTGCAGGTTTACTGGGAAGCGGAAGCGGCCAGTTTAACCGGGCTGGGCAGCAAACCGAAGTTTGCCAAGCTGGAAATGAAACTGCAGAACATGTACGGCTTGTGCTATGCCACGGAAGACAATCTGGTGGACGCCGTCCAACTGGCCGGAATAATCAAAAAAGCTTTCCCGGAGGAAATGGATTTCGTTCTTGCCGACGCGATATTCCGCGGCGACGGCGCGGGTAAGCCGCTAGGCATCCTTTCATCTGCAAATTTCTATGTCAGCGTGGCGAAAGAAACCGGACAGAAAGCCGCGACAGTGAAGACCGAGAATATCCTGAAGATGTGGCGGAGCCGGAAGGGCCGCAACCTGGCCTTTTTCTATAACCAGGAGCTGGAAGACCAGCTCAACTCCCTGACGCTGCCCATCGGCACCGGCGGCGCGTTAATGCCGCTGTTCCAGGAGCCGAGGGCCGGCAGCGTTTACGGGACGATCAAGGGCGCGCCTGCCATACCGGTAGAGGTGGCATCCGGTGCCGGCGATGTGGGCGATATACTGCTGGCCGACCTTTCCCAGTACCTGCTCATCGATAAAGACAACATCCAGACGGCGGAATCCATCCATGTTGAATTCTTGACCGACCAAAGGGTCTTCCGCTTCAAATACCGCGTCAACGGCCAGCCGATACGCAAGAGCAAGGTCACGCCTTATAAACGGACGGATACCAATTTCTACGCGCATCCGTTCGTGGCGTTGGCGGCTCGCGCCTAAACACCTGAAGAAACAATAACCAAGAAATAATTTACCAAAAATGCCAAGGGTAAATTCCCCTCACCCTTGTCTACCCTTTCCCGCAGGGGGAGAGGGCTATAAGGAAGAAGGGAGAAAAGAAAACATTATATTGGGAGGTAAAAACAAAGTGAAAAAGCACAATATCTTCATAGCCGCCATGCTGGCGGTAATTGCCATTATCCTGTCAATACTGCCGATGGTGGCAACTCCTCTATCAACCGGCATGTTTA